TGGTGTTGCCCACGTTGTCGACTATTTCCATCTGCGAGATCGAGTCCATGATTACTCCACACGAAAAAAATAACCCTGCCGATTGGACAGGGTTATCATAATTCAACTTGGTTTATTTTACACAGTTTCAAAGCAGCTAGGATACTTAGCCAAGACTTGCGCCTCGTCTTGGAACGCAAATTCGCCGCCTTTGTCGGTGGGGCGGAACGTGTAGCCGTAGGTTTGGCCCGCGACCACTTCACGCACGACCATGATGCCAGACTTGAACGATGGGCGAATGAATCTAAGCATTATTGCACCTCGGTGACGGTTAAGGTTGCTCTCAATGCAGATAGCGCGTTGAGGTTTTTACCAACGATCTTTAATGTTTGTGTGCCAGTGGAGCCGGACGTAAAGCTGAGGCACTTGATCTCTTGAGCCAGCGAGTAAGCGCCAGCGCCAACAACTACGTCGGCAAGGATAGTGGTTGTGGCGTCGTCGATCTGGACGACCTGGAAAAGCGCGTCACGGGCGCAGCTCACCACAAAGCCGATCTCTTTATATTCGTGGCCAGTCAGGAGCGTGATGCTTGCCAGGTCCACGTTTGTTGCAGAACCGGCAGCGTTTTCAGCCCGCGCAGTCAAGCAAGCAACGTCGGTAGCTTCGGTCGAGATAACAATCTCGTCGTTAGCGTTAACTTTTGGATACCGCAAGTTACCGGCGATGTCTTTGAAGGCCAGCGCCGCTAGGGCGTTCTTGGCCGCCGAAGCGTCACCTTCTAAAACCTTGTGGAGCGGCACCCCTGCCTGTGTGCCCGACACTTCGAGGATCGGGAAACTCGTGCGAACGTCAGCCATGCTTTATATCTCCGTTAAAAAGACAAAACCCTCTAGGTCAACTTGCGGTCCCGACGACTGAGAAACGTCAACCGTTAGGGCCGTGGTAATAGTGTAAGGTGGCCAATTAAATTTTGCATTAGGCGCAGCCGCACCCGTCCTCAGCGATCCAATTAACGCTGCATTATCATGGGCTTTCACAGATGTTTCGGCACGACACGTTACGACAAGTTGCAGCAGCCGCCAGACCTTGCCCACCGGCGGCGATAGCGTAAACATGTTTTGCGTGCCGCCCGACACGCCCGAAAACGCAAACAGCTTGGGCGTCCCTGGCTCGTCCACCACGGCACTAAGCGAGCCGCCCACCCCACGCATGAGGTTCCAAGTGCCCGCCGTCTCGTCGTAAAGAACAATTGGCTGGCCCTTGTCCCGCGCCAAGTCTACGGCATCACCCTCTAAAAAAGGTGCCTCGCTGGGAAAGTCCGACACAATCGAGATATGCAAACCAAACTCAGCCGCCCCACCCGCCACCGTCACTTTGATGAAAGGCTTGTTCGATATGCGCGTGATGATGATCCGCTCGGATTCGGGGCCGCTTGTAAAAGTTTTGTGGCTGCCAAGGTCGATCAACTCACCTGGCAAGACGCCCGACCCTGGGCCGCTATCCAAATATTGAAACGTCACCGAGCCACTAACCGACTTCATAAAGACGGTGGACAAGAGCGAGTTACCGGCAGGCGTTCCTAGCCTAAAGGTATAAGTACCAGGCGCAAAAACCGCGACGGGGATAACCGTCAAACTCTCGTATAAACCGATCCGGTAAATCACATCAGCCACAAGCGACCCCTTAAAAACAAATGGGCGAGCAAGTTTCCCCGCCCGCCCATTCTATCAGACCGTAACTAGATTACAGCGCGATATTGATGCCGTAAGCAACCGACACCTCAGCAGCCGACTGTGCGTGGCCCACAAAGTCTTTGCGCTGGTAGGAAGCCATCAACCAACGGTCGTAGCTAGGCAAGTCTTGCTGAACCTTGGTGACGATTGGGCGACGGGTTCCGACGTACCAACGGGTTTTGTTGACCAACAAGATGCCGCCTTTGGTCATCGTCACGCCGTCGTAAACGCCAGTGTTGTTTAGGTCTTCACGCATAAATTCGGAAACGTAAATGCCGATTCCGAACAGCGATCCGAGAGCGCCCTTGAAGATGGTGGCTTGTGGGCCATATTTGTCTTGGGTCAAAACTTGATCAAGCGCCACTAATTGTTGGTAAACAGAAGGACCAACAATCCACATCAGCTCGGCAGGGTTGACGCCAAATTTTTTCATCTTAGCGCGCAATTGACGCAACAACGTGATGGAAACCGTAGCAGCGCCGAAGTCCAACGTACCGCCGTTAGCAGAGTTGGCGAGAGCTTGGCGACGCAAGCCCTTCCAAGCCTTCTCGGCCAAGTCAGCAGCGCCAGCTTGGGTGTCGGAGTCGATGTGCGTGCCGTCGTCGTCGCCAGAGATGATGGCCTTTTCGATGGCCCTCATTTGAGCGCGGACGATCTCGTCACGGGCAGCAGCCAAAACGTCGGGGGCTGCATCTTCGGACAACTCTTCTGGGAGGACGGTGTATTCGCTAAATTTCTTAGCCGACAAGGTCAACTTGGTGGTGCCCCAGTTAGCCGAAGTCATCTGCGCACCCTCAGCCACAAGGCGAGCCGTGGTGACGCCAGTCTTAACCGGCAAGTCGTAGGGGTTGGACGGCATAGCGACTTCTTTAAACTTGTCGCCGATCATGTGGTCTAATTCGTATTCGTCGATGTAGGTAGCAGACAAAAGCGTGGGAACCCACTCATCGCCCTGGCCAACCACGGTCGAACCGAAAGCCTTGAGGCGGGGGGCCAGCTCTTCTTTGCCGTAGTGCGTGTCCAGCATGTGCTTAACGCGGCCTAGGCGATCTTGAGCGGCGTCAGCGGCGATGTGGTCTTGCGCGTCGCCTCGGAAGATCTGGGCAATGTGGCGAGCAGTGTCAACCGCACGCTTCAGCTCCAAAACTTCGTGCTTCAACTCAGGCGAGACGTTGGCAAAGCGTGGTGCGCCGGTGTTTACTTTAACCAAGTCCTTGGCGTTCGATACGCCAAAAGCCCTAAGTGCCCTAGATTCTACGCTGTTCGAGCTGTTGCCAACGGTCATGCTTCCCACCCCTTTTAATAGTTTAGACTTCTCGGATTCCAAATCTTTAACGCGAGCCTCGGCAGCCTCGGCGCGTGTTTTTAGTTCTTCGACTTCGCCCACAATTTTCTCTAAGTCACTCATGAATACAGTCCTCAAGTGAAGTTATTAAACGCCGACATTTTTTAAAATAGTATTGGTGTCGCTCATTAGTGCTTTGGCGCGTTTCAACAATTTTGCAACTTTATCATCGGCTTGGCTAGCTGATTCTTCTTTAGGCATCTCAGGTTCGGCAACGGTTTCGGCGGGTTTGGCAGCAGAGCCTTGCATTTGAACGCCCAGCTTTTGAACCTCCGAGATCAAGGTGCCCAGCAAAATGTTGGTCTGGCGCGACTGCTCAAGGTACGGGTTTTGGTCGATCACCGGCGGCGTGGTTTCCATCGGCACGCTCTTTTGCTTTTTAGAGCCGCCGTGGGTCAGGTAGTACCAGGTGATGAAGCCATAGTTCAACTCGCCCAGCGCCGCTTGGCTAACTTCCTTAGCCTTGGCCCACAACTCTTCGTCAGCCACCCAAGCGGCAGGGTTCCCCTCGCCCGTCATGGTCGCCTCAACGTCAGCCTTAAAGGCATCGAGGATTTCCTTGGTCGCGTCGTCCATCTCTGGCTCTTTATCTTCTTCGGCTGGCTCGACTTCGGCTGGCTCGACTTCGATCTCGATCTCGGCATTTTCGTCTTCGGGGGCTACTGGTTCCTTTTCTTCGTCCATCTTGGTGGCGTAGTCCATGGCTGCTTTCCTTACGTCGTCGAGAGTTTTAGACACATTGAATGTACTATCTTGGTTCATGGGCAAGGTAACAACCGACACCTCAAACAGCTCGGCCTCTTTAATTTCATTGTGGCCGCTGGCAGATTTTTCCTCGCGCTTGCAGTCGAAGCCGACTGAAAAGGTGTTGAGGATACCCTCTTTAATTAGGTCGCGAATCTTGGCGATTTCGGGGTCGCTCGACCCACTGATGCGCGCCTTGATGTAAAGCCCCTCGTCCCGTGGCTCTACCTTGAGCGCCTTGCCGATCGGCTTGTCGCGGTCGTGGTTATAGAGAATCATCGCGTTCTTGTGGAAGTTGTCCAGGTTCCACGCCTCTTTATTAATAAGGTCGCCGCCACGGTCCACCACCGCTTTGTTGGCCCACCCCTCGATCACCAAACCGCCGCGTGATCCCTCTGTGCTTTTAAATGTGGAAACCAGTGCTAACTGTTTCATCGTTCTCACTCCTTAAATTCATCGGACCATTGGTTAAGTGTATCTAGCTCGGATTCGGGTAAAATAATAAGGCTACATCTACAATTTATAACGTCACCAGCATCACCACTTGGATCGCGCGGGAACATTAAACCGTTTTTAAACTTTTCATTAGATTTAATAACTTCACCCTGCAACGTCCAGTGATCGTGCTTGGCGTTGGGGTATAGGCCGCCAGGGTTTCCGCGCACGCGGTCATCACCGGCGTTAAGCCACATTTTATAGAAGGTTTCGCCCGTCACCTTTTCGGCGTCCTTCATCGCGGCTTGCTGCCCTAATGACTTGGCGGTTAAAGCCTCGGTGCGGGCGATGGTTAGGGCGCGGCTGGCAGCATCTGTTTTGGAATATCGCTGTTCTATTTCCGCAGCTATCTCTTGCAATGTTTTGTTATTCTCTAGTCCACCCGCAATAATATCGACAATTCCCTCTGTCGAAGACCTGGAAATATTTGCAAAGCTATCCAGGCCCCTCGCCTCTAACATCGAGAGCCTTTTAGCCGCGTTGCGGTCCCGCAGCGCGGTAATGGCATCCGTGTCCGGAAGGTCGAACGGCAGCATGAGCGAAGTGTTGTAACCCATCTCAACCGTGGCCGATAAAACGTCGGTCAAACCGGCGACGTAATCATCCTGAAGATCTTGGATTGCCTTAGCAATCTTTCGCTTTAAAGCCCGCTTGTCCTCGTCCTTAGTTACGAATCGCTTTTCGTTTTTAGTCAGGACTCCAGCAGCCTTCTTACCAATGCCGATGAGCAAGGCTTGCGCGAGTAGCGCCATGTCGTCCTCGGCACTGGCTTCGACCTTACCCTCGGCCTCTTGCCTAGCCGTCCACCAGTCGCCGCCCTTGGCCTTAGTGAACGCAGCGGCGCGGGTTATGCCTTTGGTGTCAATCTCTGGGACTTCTTGAACAACAGGAGCTTCTTGCGCGATTGGGGTTTCTTGAGCGATTGGCTCGTTGAATACCGGCACCATGGCACCAGGCACCCTATCACCACCTGGCAACGGCGGCAGGTCGTAGACCTTGGCGCGTACTTCGTTCAGCGTATGAACTGACAGCATTTGCGCTGCCGTGGCCGCCTTGTTCGACTCGTCCTCAGAAAGATACTCAATGTCAGAAAGGTCAAAATCGAGGTAGTAACCTTCGCCAAGTTTCGGCTTCAACTTCAACGTGAGCGCACCGGCGATGCGCCGCATGGTCGAACGCAACGGACCACGCCAAAAGTTTTTAATCGCCGTCTTATACTCTTCACTGCCGAGCGAACCGGACTCGGCAATGGAAAGCTCGTGCTTTGGCACTTGGAGGATGTTGATGATCTTTTCGCGGTTTTGGTTAACCAGGTCGATTAGCTGTTGGTCGGCCATGGACACGTTGATCTGGCTGGCTTTGACGCCCTTGGGCAGCACCATATTACGCCGCTGGTTGCGCCGTCCGGTGTAGGCGTTTTCCATGGAGCGCAGTAGGCGGGTGGCCATCTCTTGGTTGGCCTCACTGCCCATTTCCAAAACAAGCCCAGGCTGCGCACCCTTAATATAAAAGTTGTTCAGATACTCGGCACTATAGCGCGAGAACAGCAAAGACTTCTGCGCTGGTATAAACGGCGAAAGGCCCACCCACATGCTCGATGGGTTTGGGCGTCTGATGTGGCAGATTTCTTCCAGCGACAAGTTAAACTTGGTCGGGACCATGCCCTGCTCTTTGTCGAATTGCTGGATTTGGTAACCCGTCAAGTTGCCCTTGCCATCAATAAACGGGCGCACATTCTCGCCAGGCAGCGGTATCATCTGGGTCAGCGACTTGGGAAACCACAGGAACGTGTTGCCAAGCAAGCAGTCGTCGGCGACCATCGTATACATGAACGTGTGGTAATCTTGCACGTCGTTAGGGTTGTCGATTAAGGCTTGGACGGGATGGCCCTCGGCTGGCCTTGCCACCTTCTTGCCGCCGATAACTTCGTCCTTCATCACGCGCATATACTGCGACGAGATCTTCGAGGCGATCCGGTCCACCAGGATATAAACCCAGTCCTCGGTATAGAAAAGGCTCTTGAGCGTCAAGAAGTCGAGGAACGTGTCGGTTTCCGGTCGCCAAAGGCCAGAGGATTTGTCGTTAAATATTTGATCGACCGACTTTTCCTCGTAGCCTTCGTAAAACTGTTCGTATGTCGAGATAATCTTTTCCATTTTCTCGCGCTTATCGTCGATCATTTTATTAGTCCTCTAAGTCTTGATAGTACCGCTCAAGGTCTGATAGTGGCGCTTGCTTGTCGTCAGTAAAGTTTACGCTGAAGTCAATGTTACCATAATAGCCCAGCGCCGCATTAGCCAACATCAAGGCGGCTATGGTATCATCGTGGCCACCTTGGGCTGCCGCATAGTGCATGGTGCCCATGGCTCCCGTCGTCACCTCGAAGCTATCTAGCTCCGACAACAGCGTTTCCCAACGTGGGATGAATATCTGCTTTTGCTCGAAGGCCGTCATCAGGTTGGTGACCATCTGGCTTTTGCTGGAATTGCTAAAAACGATCCCCGTGAACGGCAAGCTGGTATAGGCGAGCTGGTCGTCGATCGCCATGCCGACGCCGGTCTTGTCGTGGTAGATGCAAAGCACCTCGCCAAAACTTTTAGAGAATCGAACAAGGTTCTTAATGGCTTCGGTGTAGGGCTTCTTGTGAAAACGCATGAACCCGACCACCGCGCGGGTAGTCGTGTCCAACGCGACAAAAACCGTATAGTCCACGGTCTTCGCCCAGTCGGCACCTATCACCACTTTTGATTGTCCCGCGTTGTTTCCGTACCATTGCACAAAGTCGCCAAACACTTCAATATAATCCGTGTTGATGCACTCACGGAAGCCCGTGAACACACCGCCGTCGTCTTCAAACTCGGCTAAAAAGAATTGCCGGAACAACCGAGCCGACAAAGACTTGCGCGCCAGCTCGATCGACTCCCGTGGAACGTGTGGGTTGTCCTCGGTCCTGGCCGTGATAAACAACTTGGTCGGCATCCGGTCCTCGTGCCGCGCCCGCATCATTTCTTCGCGTGCTTCCATGCACCGCCGGTAAAACCAATTTTTACCCCAAGGCGTTGAGATAAAAACCATAGGGCCGCGCGTCACGGTAGTAGTGGTCTTTGCCGACGAGTAGGTTTCCTCGCGCATCTTTGCAGCTTCGTCGAAGATGTAGCCGTTGATCGCGTAGCCTTCTAAGCTAACTGGGTTTTGCGCGTGGAAAAATTGAATCATCGTTTCATT